CGGAATAACAAATACTATTGTATCTTCTCTTGAGTTTGCTCAAACAGCTTTTCCCGCTAAAGACGGCTACTCTCATACAGATGTTTCGCCAAAAGCTCCAGAACTAACGCAAGAAGAAGAAAGGGCCGTACAAGAAAGAAGGTGGCGTGATGAGGAGCTAAAAAGTTCCGATTGGGTCGTGCAAGTTCCCGATCACCCTCAAAAAGCCGCTTACACAACCTACCGAGCGGCACTTAGAAATTGGCCCTCTGTTGGTTCAGAAGGTGAGTACATAAATGGTTTTCCAGACATTAAGCCGACTTTGTAGCATGAATGGTTTTAGCCTTCCTATTAATAGTAAGCGTGGGGCAAGCCAACTTTGGTGAAGAACAGCCGATGGTTTTCAGGGACGCATACCGCTGCTGGACATACGCTAGGATATTTCAGTACGGGCTGCGGTCACCTAAAGACAACTGGCGAAATAATAGCCCAGTAGAAGCATATTGCGTACCCAGTTGGGTGCCTGAAGACAGCGAGTTTCAAGATTAAGGAAGTTAGTAATGTCCGAAGAAGTAGCCCTAAAAGCCTTGAGTAAGATAGACATCCACGAAGCAGAATGCTCTTTACGGTACACAGCCATTGAAAGGCGGTTAGAGGCAGGTAGCAAGAGGTTTGATAAACTTGATAACATGATTTGGGGTCTATACACCCTCATCATATCTTCGATGGCTGGAGCCATGATTACTTTTATTAACCAGTGAGGTTTGATATGCAAAAGTATTTGACAAAGATTGGAGAGGCTATCTGGGGCAGAATTCAGATTGTTAATCGGGCGGTTCTAGGGGCAGCGGCACTGGCTATTGGCCTATTAATAGGTGCGTTACTGCTGGTTATTATCCTGTGATTGAGTCGCTTATTGGCCCTGTCGCAGGTCTGTTAGACAAATTTATTGAAGATAAAGACCAGAAAAACGCTTTGGCGCACCAAATAGCCACTATGAGCGAGCGTCACGCGCAGGAGTTGGCAAAGGGTCAGTTAGAAGTTAACAAGGCAGAAGCTGCATCAAACTCGCTGTTTGTAGCAGGATGGCGACCAGCAGTAGGGTGGGTGTGCGTACTAGGCATGGCTTCTAACTTTGTGCTGATCCCTATGGTTAACTTTATCTTGGCTCTTGCTGAATCTACAGTAACTGTCCCGTTAATAGACACTTCTACCATGATGCCTGTGTTACTTGGTATGTTAGGTTTAGGAGCAATGCGTTCCGCAGAAAAGATTAAAAAGGTTAGCCGCGAGAAATGAAAAGACTTGTAGACATGCTAAAACGGCATGAGGGGGTTAAAACCCACGCCTATAAAGACCACCTTGGCTACGTTACAGTCGGGGTAGGCCGTTGCCTAGAAGCAGATGTTGGTCTAGGACTATCTGAAGACGAGATAGACTACTTACTAAAAGGTGATATTTCTCGATGCAGAGAGGAGCTAGAAAAAGAATACAGTTGGTTTGATGCTTTAGATACAGTACGTAAAGAAGCATTGATAGATTTGTCGTTTAACGTAGGGCAAACTAAGTTACGCGCTTTTGTTAAAGCCTTAACACATATGGAAACAGGTGCTTATGATGCAGCCGCTGACGAGTTTTACGATAGCCGTTGGGCTGCACAAGTAGGTGATAGATCAGTGGAAATCTGCCAGATGATTCGCTCTGGAGAGTACCAGCAACGCTAATAGGGTTTTTATGCCATTACAAAAACTAGCATTAAAGCCGGGAGTTAACCGGGAAAATACCCGCTACACTAGTGAAGGTGGCTGGTATGAGTGCGATAAAATCCGGTTTAGGCAAGGTACTCCTGAAAAGATAGGTGGGTGGAACCGTATATCCAGTACTACTTTCTTAGGTGTTTGCCGCTCTTTGTGGAACTGGGTAACTCTTGGGAGTTTAAGTCTCACTGGGGTAGGCACTCACCTTAAGTTCTACATTGAGGGAGGTGGCGTTTACAACGATATCACACCTATTAGGGCTACAGTTACCCTTACCAACCCCTTTACTACTACGACTAGCGTCCCACGAATTGTTACGGTTGTAGACTCTAATGGGGGGTTTGTCTCTGGGGACTTTGTAACTTTTTCTGGTGGTAGTGCTGTAGGTGGGGTAACTATCGTAGGTGAATTTCAAATCACCCTAAAAACACCTACTAGCTATACTATAGCAATAGCTACTAATGCTACTTCAGCCCAAACGGGAGGGGGTACTGTTACCGCAGCGTATCAGATCAATACTGGGGAAAGTTTTGTAGTACCTGTAACAGGATGGGGTGCTGCTGCATGGAGTGGTGGGGCATGGGGCACTGGTGCAAACACAGTCCAGCTTATACGGTTGTGGTCGCAGAACAACTTTGGGGAAGACCTCATATTTGGCCCAAGAGGAGGGCCGATATACCTATGGGATGCGTCAGGAGGAGTTGGTGCTAGAGGTGTAGCATTGGCTGGTACTAACGTGCCTTTAGTGCAAAACGCCATGCTTGTATCGGATATAAGCCGTTTTGTATTTGCTTTTGGGTGTAACCCGTTAGGATCATCTGTGAAAAACCCAATGCTTGTTCGTTGGTCAGATCAAGAAGATGCTACTCAATGGACTCCAGCAGCGATTAATCAAGCGGGTAGCCTAGTATTATCTAATGGTTCCGAGATTGTAGCTGCCCATCAAGCAAGGCAGGAAGTGTTGGTGTGGTCAGATGCAGCACTGTATTCATTACAGTATGTTGGTGCCCCTGTAGTGTGGGGAGCGCAGCTTGTCGGTGAGAACACTTCTATTATATCTCCTAACGCTGTAGCTTATGCAAATGGGGTAGCCTATTGGATGGGTCAAGATAAGTTTTACGTGTATGACGGTGCGACTAAGCCGTTAACCTGTAACCTACGTAAGTTTATCTTTAATGACCTTAACCCTGCACAATATGACCAGATACTTGCAGGAACTTTAGAGTCTTACCATGAGATATGGTGGTTTTATTGCTCTACTGATTCAACTGTAATTGACCGCTATGTGGTGTACAACTACCTAGATGGCATTTGGTACTACGGTACTATGGGGCGTACTGCATGGATAGACTCGGGTTTAAGGGACTTCCCATTAGCAGCTACCTATGAAAACAATCTAGTTAACCATGAAGATGGGGTTGATAATAACGAGCTAGGCCAAAATACTGCTATAACTGCCTTTGCAGAAACTGCAGAGTTTGACTTAGACGATGGACATCAATTTAGTTTTATCTGGCGAATATTACCGGATATTACTTTTGATGGGTCTACTATAGATAGCCCTACCGCTACTATGACACTATTACCCATGCAAAACTCTGGATCTGGGTACAACTCTCCAGCTTCAGTAGGTGGTGCAAACGCTGGTACAGTCACTCGTTCTGCGGTACTTCCTATAGAAAAGTTTACAGGCCAACTTAACACTAGGGTACGTGGGCGGCAGATGGTTATGAAAATAGAGTCTACGGCTGCGGGAGTAGCTTGGCAGTTAGGCACTCCTAGACTAGACCTTCGACCTGATGGGAGGCGGTAATGGCAGTAGATAGTACAGACTACAACATAGCTTTCAGGGCACCTGCACTACCTATACCCCCTGCGGCATATGACCAACGGCACTCAGACGAAACAAACAACGTGTTGCGACTATACTTTAATCAGTTAGATCAGGCACTTCGTAGCTCTCGGTCAACAGATCAAGCTGAATCTGTAGCGTGGTTTTTAAGCTAATGGCTAATACTTACGTCAATGCAAAAGCAGATCTAACTAGTACAAGCGTTACCACGCTGTATACTTGCGCGGCTCTAACCACAGCTATAGTTAAGTCCATATTGGTTTCAGAAGACTCGGGTAACGCTGATACGTTAACGGTAACAATAACAAATGGTACGGCAGTGTTTAGCCTGTTTAAAACAAAAGCCGTTGGTGCTAATGCCACCGTAGAACTATTGACTACACCTCTAGTAGTGCAGACCGGAGAGATACTAAAAGTAACCGCAGCTACAGCCAACCGACTGCATGTAGTCGCTAGTATCTTGGAGATTACGTAATGGAAGAGGTTAAAGTTACAGCCCGACGAGGAAGCGGCGTTTGGGAAGGGTTTGGTTCTGGGCCAACATCAGATCTTTTTGGTTATCTTGGTGACAACGCCCAACAGCTTACGGCAGATGAACTAATACCCTCAAACCTCCTAGACGCAATATCTCGTATTGATACTACGGGTATGACTGAAAAGGAAATAAAAGAGGCAGTTGCTGAAAAGCTAAACAATCCAGATGCAGTTGATAAGCTAGAAGGATCTGCAAATGTTGTTCGTACTGATGCTGCGGATTTTAACTCAAATAGGTTTAGTAGCGACAATACTGTTAATGATTTTGACCTAAATAGTCCTAGTGTAGATAAAGGAGATGGGCTGGTCTTCGACATAAATAGCCCTATAAATACCCAAGGCGGGACTTTGGTTCAAGCCTCTGACGGGCAACGATTAAATGCCCTAATGAATTCTGGGATCGCAACAGTAGACCGATTTAATAAAACACAAGACAACGATACTAATTTATCTGATAGCGCAGAAGATTTAACACCTAACCTTCCTCCCCCGGGTTTTATTGGTAGCCTAGATTCGGGGACAATGGTAAATCCCCAATTTGATCTGTTGCACTACGGTAATGACGAACTTATACGTAGAGCTATTGAAAACGGTAGTCTCCCTTTAAATCAACTTACTGATGAGCAGCAGAAAGCGTTAAAAGTAGGGCCATATGCAGTAGATCCTAAATTAGAGGGGTCTCAAGATGCTATAGATAAAGCACTTAAAGACTTAGAGGGTGAGCCACCCCTAACTCCAGAAGAAGGTACTCCTCCAGAAGAAGGTACTCCTCCAGAAAGATTAGGAGAGGCTACTGACGATGAAAGAAAACAACAGTTAATAGATGGGGTAGCTAATGGCGATATTGACCCATTACTAATAAGTAAGGATGAGTTAACAGCGTTAGGTATAGAAGGCAAAGACTTAGTGCTTCCTGCCCCGTCTGAAAATTTTATTACCAAGACGCGTGAAAAAATAATGGGCACTATCGGTGATCTTGCCGACGATCTTGGCCCTGCTATAGCTACAGCTACTACCCCACCTTCACTAGAAGAAATGCTTGACCCAAATAACGGGGCAGCTTGGCAGATAGGCGTAAGAATAGATGCAAACGGGGACTCACAACTCTTTGTGAAGATAGGTTTACCTATACCGGGGCTAACAGGAGATGGTTGGGAGATAGACCTGACTAAAGACGGTCAGCTAGTAATAGATGATGCTATCAAAAGAAAAGCTGGAGAAATTTGGGAAAATACTAAGAAGATACCTGAAAAAATAGGGGGTTGGTGGGGAGGTGTAAAGCAAGAAATAGAAGATGCAGGTGAGGACATAAAAGATGCGGCTTTGGATAAAGACGGTAACGTACTAATAACTGTTATTGAGTCCACAGGTAAAGTTGTAAAGAGAGTACTTAGACCTCTGGAAATCTTCTTACCCCAAGTAGACC